GTCGTAAGAGTTAGCACTGAAATCGAAAAGAGTAAGGATCTCTTCAAATTGCTCGATAAGTCTATCTTTTACTTTATCAGGTAGGTCTGTATCGTCAAGAACAATTTGAACGACATCATCGTCAGTATCAACCGCAATTGCTTCGTTTACAATCTCATCAACTGCTTGAGCAAGCTCAGGTTGTGCTGCGACGTTTCTATATCTTGTTATGAGTTCTGATTCACTTTTAGCAGCACCTTCCATATCAAGAAGTGTGCTATAGAACCCGCCCATAGCATTGCCGACGGTAATCGCACCGTCGGTGTTAATAGGTTCGGCGAAGGAGACGGGTTGTTTTACGTCGTCCTCTTCGCCTTCTCTTTTGATTTCAAAGCCAAATATCTTCACAAGGTTATTCCTTCATTATATAAATTAAGTAGTGGGGATGCCGGTATTGCCTTCAACTCTCCACAAATCATACTGGAATGTAACATTAAATTCTTCGATTGAGTCAGTTTGCTGCCAATCCATCGCGATACCATCAATTGTAATTGGATACATGCCTTCGAAGATATAAGTACGTAGAGGGCTACCGTCTTTACTGAACTGAGTAATCTGTCCAGTTGATTTGTAGTCCTGTGGCAATGCTCTAGTATTTGAATCGTGCGAGTTGATTGCGTTAGACCAAGCTTCCATTGCGTTTCTGATAGCAAAGTCTTCATCGTTAATGACCGTGACTGTCCAATCCGCGAATACTCTATCACCTGCGTATTTAACTTGGCGTCCAAAGTATGGTACGACAAATTGGCCTACAACTGATTCCGGAATCCCAGCAGCTCGTACCATGAATGGTACTTTAATATCTGCTGCTGGAGAAATCGGGTTAGTGATTTGGCATTGGAAAAGCGTAGGACGTGCACCGCCACCGACGAGTTCTGATTTGAACTGGTTGATATTGAATGCCATTATCTTTTCTCCTTTTTAAATCTATTTATTACGTTAACTGACCAACAATCTCATCAAACTCGACACCTGTTCTTGTTGCTACAAATGTTAGTTCGATAACATTGATAGAACGCGCTGGTTTGATGAAGATGCTTGCGCGGAATTTGTTTTGGTCAATCACTTCAGGAGTGTTCACTCTCGAGTCAGAAATAACTCTAAAGTCGATAATACCTCTACGACCTTGGATGTCACGTAAGAATGGATCGACAATATTTCTAAACTGAGTTTGCGTAAACTCATCATTTAGTTCGAACAAGAAGCTTTCAGCTGCAGTAGCAATAGACTTCTCAACCGCAATGAATAGACGACGTACGTTGATACGATCGAATGCTGATGCTTGACCAAGCATTGTTTTATCTCCGAAGAGCATAATGCCTGAACCAGCCTGAGCCATTACTGGGTTGATGTCTGCTGAGTAAAGCTGATCTCTTTGTGGTTTGCTTGGGTTAAATGCTAGTTTAATAACATTCTTAATCAAACCTTTACGGAAGCCCGCAGGTGATTCCCAAGTTTCTACACGAGATGCTAGACCTGCCATATCGCCACAAAGTGGTGTATAACGATATACGTCATTATACTTATCGTAACGATATTTATAACCAGAATCCATAAATGCGTATGAGCTGTTTTGAATCTTGTTTCTGTGTGCAATTACGTTTGTAAGCTTAGTATTTGTTTTAAGTTCATCAACCACTGCTTCTTTAGAAGGAGATACGTACATCACGCAGTCTTTTCTAGTTTCTACAACGTTTGACAGAATGTAGTTTGCTCTTTGGGCAGAGTCATCGCTCTTACCTACGATTACTGAGCTGATGTCAATCTCGTTTGCATTCTTAAGAGTATCTACTGCAAAACCATATGCAGCCAATGAGGCAGTTGACTCTGTCTGTGCATCTGTACCTACAGTACCAGTTGCTGCTTGACCTAGTCTTTCATATTTAGCAATGCTTGTAGATGCATCACCAATCGGCGCAGTATTAGCAACATCTACCCACTTTGAGAAGTTGTCGATAACTGTTTTGTAGTAGTTTGATGTACCCTGTGGAAGTGTAGCGCTTGTTGATGTTGAAACGTTTTCAAATCTTTCAAGAACTGTACCAGCAGTTCCTGTAATTCCGCCACCCGCATCCATTACTGCAATGTGTATATTACCTGTATCAGGAGCTTTACCAAATAGGTTTGCGTGCTTCCACTTTTTAACAAAGCTTACCTTGTTAAGGTTTTCTTCAGCAAGTGGATATCTATTGCTAAATGTAATTGTGTAGCGATAGTATTCTACAAAATCATCATCTGTAGCAGCTGGGTCGGTGTTTGCACCTGCATTTGTGATTGTTTCTTCTGTGAATGTAGCAACTTTCATTTCTGCATAACCTACAGAAGCATTACCCACTGTAAGAACATCACCGGCCGCAATAGCAGTGATCTGATCAGTGTTTGCAACCTCAATCACAACACTATTAGAGTTAAAGCTAAACTCTTGAGCGATTTGTGTATTTGAAGGTCTGTTTGCTGTAATATCACCCACGTCTGCAATATCTGTTTCATATCCAGTTGCGCTGACGTATGCAACTTCTAGGTTGTTACCTCGCTCACCAACATAGGCAGCTTGGAATGCACCGTAATTTGTTTGATCTACGATAATGTCATTGTTACCGTCGAGAACTATTTTTGTGTGATCCGCTTTAGTTGAACCATTATCTGCACGAACAACAAACAATGCATTTGAATATGAAAGAAAGTCTGCAGCAGCAAACCATGTTTCATAGTTATCGTCAGTAGGCGCTCCAAAGCGGTCTACTAGTTCATCTTCTGTTGTAATCAGAATTGGGTCGTTTACTGGGCCCCATTGGAAGACTCCAGTAATTGCCGCAGGTGGTGTTGCGATGGCTGGTACCGCCGCACTCGCATCCACTTCGCGAACAATAACGGAAGGACTTACGGAAAAAGCCATATTTTTCTCCTTTATGTATTTAGAAACGCGTTTTTGTTTTTTCGTATATCACTGTTTCTATTTATAAAAATGACTATTTGATTAAGAGCTCATAATCTGAGGCCGTCGTCATCCCACAAACCTGGTGTGCTATCACCATCATCAACAAATCCAAACGGTAACATTTCTTCTTCAATTTGCTCGTCTGTTTTTTCTCTAAGTTTGATTAAAGTATTTATGTCCGTTAAGTCTTTGAAATAAGGCTGTTCGGTCATCCATGCAAAAATAACTAGATTCATAACGAGGTCGTCGTGAAATCCAGGCTCTGCTTGGAATGTATTAGCTTTCTTAGAAAAACGGTTCAATTCTTGAATGGTATCATAATCTCTAATAATAAGTTGGTTTTGTTCGATCAGCATCTTGACCATTGAACAACCCGTTCCTTTTACAAGTTTTGTAGTTCTAATTCCATTATCGACCCGTTTACCGAATCCCCCAGTTAGAACTTTTCCGCTTCTTCCATTATTTGCGGTATAAAGCAAATTCTCATATCCGTAATCAAGTAAGAGGACATCAGACACTTGTTCTCCGATGTCATTTATTTCAATTAGAATTGCAGCTTCATTATAAAGCTTACCAATTCTAAACAAGACCGAAGCATAATCAATCGGTCCAATTAAGTTATCTCTAAAGACGCCTACTTGTTGATAAGGCATTTCTGTAGTATCTATAACATTAAATGTAGAATAGTCTAGCCCTTTTCCTCTTGCAACGTCAGCAGTGATAACATAGTTTCTACCTTCTTCAGGTCTTTTGTATTGTATGAATCCTTCGCTCTTCATAATAGGTTGCTCTGGATACATTTCTTTAAGTTTAGATCCTGAGATCAAAGTACCAGAAGAACCTAAAAATTCACAGCAATATTCTTGTTCAAATTTCTCTTGATCGTGGTCAAGTGATTCGATTGTTTCTTTACGCCATTTTTCATCTCGGCCAGGAACATCATGCCACATTACCTTAACGAATTCATAGCCGTTTGTGCCTTCTTCTGCACCTTTGCATGTTTTCCAAAAATGGTTCAAACCATTGGGTGTAGAGGTCATAAGAAGCTTTGTGGATTCACCAGATGAAATAGTTGGGTATACTGAAGCGAAAAACTCATCGTAACCCTCGATGAAAGCCACCTCATCTAGATATAGAAAGTTAACAGATTTACCACGAATTGCGCTAGAAGATGTAGTACCAGCAAGTACCTGACACCCATTTTCTAATGCAATATTGCCTTTGTTCCACTCTTCTATGCCCTGCTGTAGCCATTTAGGTAATGCTTCATAAGCTAACTTAACTCGTGCCATAACCTCTCTTGAGGCATCTCCTTTGTTTGCGAGAATGGCTACTGTTTTAAATTCATTAAACAAGATGTAATGAAGAATTACTGCGACAGCTGTTGTTGTTTTACCAGACTGACGAGCTGTAAGAACTGCAACTCTACGATTGTTAAAGATCTTGTCCGCAATCTCTTTTTGATAATCATACATTTCAAAAGGAACTAATCCTCTATCAACATGAACAATCTTAATATATTCTTTTGCAAAGTAAATAGGATCGTCTGCACACTTCATATACTCTTTGAGAAGCTCTGGTGTCCACTCAATCTGTTCTCCAACACGTTTTAGATTAGTGTTACCGAGGTAACCTTTCATCAACTCAAACATCGTTGTCGCCTTTAATCATTTTTAGAAGATCTGCCGTTGATACTATTAGATTGTTATTTGTAATGTTTGTTTCTTGCTGCTTAGGTGCATCTAATTCTTCTTTTGCGAACTTCTTCTTAGTTGAAATATCTGCAAAATCTTTGTTAGCGTCTAGCATAGTTTTCATTAATGTAGAAACAACTTCGAATGCTCTTGGCTGTTCTGATTGTTTTGCAATCTCAAGCATCTCTCTCATTGCTTCTTCACCAGTTGCCATAACACCTTGAATGTTTTGACGTACTTGCTCTAGATCACGAAGGTTCTCGTCATCGCCCTCACTAACAATCGCAGGAGGTGCTGGTTCTTCGATTATCGCAGGAGCGGTGATTTCTTCCTCTTTAATTTCTTTTAGAGGAGTTAACCCTAGGCTTTGAGCAATTCTATCATCTGACATTCTTTATTCCTCATAATCAACCACTACACTAATGACACCCCAGTCGTCGTCTTCTTCAATATCTTGATACCAAATAGTGTTGTTTGCTGGAGCGTCAACCGTAACTGATGGAACAGTAAGGTAACCCTTACCAGCATTTGTTATTGTAATACTACTTATATTTCCGTTAACATCGACAGCAGCAGTCGCTGTAGCAGTATTAGATGTTGGAGGATCTATAGTAATTACTGGATTCACATAAAACTTACCAGGATCAGTAACAGTTATGCTGTCAACCAAACCGTTGTTAATAGTAGCAGTTGCGGTAGCAGCATAATCACTTGGGTTTCCTGTTGCTGCACTGAATGATATGGCTGGAGCAGAACTATAATTAGATCCACCATTAGTAAGATTAATCGCCACAACTTCGCCCGCTATAACTTGAGCATTCGCGGTTGCTATATTTTTGTCAAAGTTGGATGTTAAAAAATCACCTGTTGATGCTACAGTCGGTATAGCAGTGTTAGGAGTGATAACAGTAATTTCGTTAAATGCTATATTATCTATAGAACCAATAAACCCATCTTTTACGCTAGTTCCAGCAATTGAAGTTACAGGATCGTCTGCTCCAACTCTAATAAGTTGGAAAGTTCTATTAATAGATCCGCCACCTGGACTTTGTAGATTGCTTACTGTTCCATTAACAGAAATTCTAGCCTGAACACCGACGTGTTCAATTCTTACAAAATTCCAATCATTGGGTACAAAACTAATGTTCAATGATATATTGTTAGGGCCGAAAGAGTAATAGACCGCTGTAGGGCTATACCACACTTTCCATCTATCACCCCATAGAATAACAGTATCTGCAGTAGGTGTTGCCGTTGGATAATACCAGAATTCAAGACTAAAACCATCTCCAGTACCTGTATCAATATCAGTTGCGGGATAACCTAGATCAGTTTTAGAAGTAACATTGTTGTGAGCCAATGCATCATCGCCGAACTTAAATACTGAAGAGTTAGATGGAGGTGGAGCAATAGTAACCGTTGGAGGCAAAGAATAATATCTACCGCCTTCAGTAAGCGTAATTGAATCAACAACCCCAGCCGTTACGTTAGCAGTAGCTTCTGGTAGCTGAGCAGGCCCATCTGGATTTGAAATAGAAACATTTGGAACGGTTGAATAATATCCACCACTATTAGTTAAGTCAATAGAAGTAATAAGCTCATTTGTAACTGTTGCAGATGCTGTTGCGGTTACGATAGAAGGAGGAGTGATTGTAACTCCCGGAACGTTATTAGCATCATAGCCTTCACCATCACTTACAACTGAAACGCTAGAAACTCCTCCGTTTGCAATTGATGCAATAGCGCTAGCAGTAGCCACTGGTTGTGTAACTGGATTTCCATCAGGACTCAAGCCTGGATATACTTGCACTTGTTCTTGGAACGCTGCATTTGTAGCAGTATCAGAAGATA